ATGGAAACTTATGATATATATTTTAAAGAAGGTACTGATTTTGCTAATAAAGGATTTTCATTGAAGGATAAGGCTAAGGCTATTAGAATGGCTGAAGATATGTTGGCTGAACGCAAAGGATATGTGAAGGATTTTGTTGGAGGAACTATTTCCGTAATGTGTAAAGAAACGAAAGAGGAAGTTTGGTCCAAGCCGATAGAGGAGGTTTAAGACAACTTTTACACCTCTTTTTGCCTAGTCAATCACAGAGTTGTCAAATACAACCCTTGATTATATTTATGGTGAGTTCGTTATTGGCGGACATAAATATTTCTTTCTCTTCTAGGAATTTCCGGTATATTTCTCCCTTCATGCTTTTTGCCGGGCTGATATGGATAATGTCAGGTTTCATCCGATTGAGCGATGATTCTTTTTTATAAGATGCTTCAGTATAATTTTTCTTTCCATTCTGTACATTTTTGACATATAGTTGTTATTCATTAGCTGAATACATCGTAAACTCACCAATGAAGTCTTCTGTATAAACAGAGGTTAGTTACATAAATTTATAGTGATTTTTTGTCTATAATATATTTGCCATTGAAGTCTTGTTAGATTCCTTTGGTTCTTCTCTGTTTCCGGTGATTGAGTAGCAGATCCATTGAATGTTTTTCCCTTTGTCCTTTGTGTAATATGGAAAACATAAAAGGAAAAAGAATTTATGTTGTTTGAACAATTAAGTTAGAACGTGTGTTTATGTAACTATTGTGATTATTGTTGTGCCGATGGTGTACAGGCATTGATACAACAATGATTTTTCATAAAAACTTTAAATTTATAAATTTAGGTAGCCCTGACTTGTGATAAGTCGGGGCTATTTGCTTATTATGTGCTATTAAACTTGGTCAACTATTGGTTAACAATTTTACGCAACAGTAACTCTTTGATGCAAAAGTGATAAATAAAATTTTTTGTTCACATGAAAAAAACTTTCTCAAAAGCTTTGTAGTATTGATTTTCTATGTATCTTTGCATCGTTATTATTTCGCGGGGTATTAGCTCATCTGGCTAATTTTTTCTACTTCTTAATCTGCTGTTTGTCACCTATTTATATTTTTCGTTTTCGTTTGATGTTGAAACAATGTTGAAACAAAGGAGATTTTCATGTTAAAGCCGGGAAATGATGCCCGGCTTATATTGTTGGTTTGGAACCGCCACTTATTTTGGTTATAGCGTCATGCTCTGTGTTTTTTCTTTGTTTCTCATCCTCGTCTTTGAGATACTTGTTCCTTATATCTTTGATGTCGTTTGTCATTCCCCATACTTTGAAGAAGAGGATAATTTGCAGTACTCCGAATATTAGGAGTATAATGGTTAGAAAGTCAATCATAATCTTAAATATTTAGTTTGTTCTTTAATTCGTTGAAAATGTTGGGATTTTCCATATCCAACCATGTGTATCTTTTATAACTATTCCGATCAAAAGATTGCTCCTTTTCATATACAAATAGATAATATTTGTCACACAGGACAATAACAGATGACTCCAACAATTGAGCGTATGATTTAGCTTGTATGAAAGCATATTCTATCGCTTGGTTGTTCTTCATGTAAAGTTTGGCTTCAATCAACACTTTGGACTTTTCCTCATCCGGCTTATTTTCATAATGCAAAGCGTAATCTGGGAATATCCGGTGCCCACGTCCTGCATGTATTGGCAATTGGCGAATGAAGTCTTTGTTCTCATACCATCCCATAGAGTTAAGCAAAGGTTCTAATAACTGTTGCTCTACGTCCCGTTCTATCTCTATACTTATATTTTGGGGTAGTGTAGGAGCATATAGCTTTGGTAAGGTATCTATATCAAATCCTTTTGCCTTTATCATTCGCAGAAGTTCGGAGTAATCCTCACTACTCATTGGCCATCCGTTTACTCCCTGGAACTTCTTTCTAATAAGAGGATGCTTTGAGAAGTATTCATCGGCTTGGAGTTCCTTCAATGTTATATGAGGTAGATTTATCTTATTTCCTATGTACGTATTGCTGTAATAGTGGAAGAATGGATCTATCACTCCATCTGTTTGAGCGATCCACAAACAAGTGATTGCGCTAACTGGTGATGTTTCATAGTGAACTAGAATATCGCCTTTTTGGGTTTCAGGATTGGCCTGCCAAAAAGTAAAATCTAAAGTAGATTCTATCGGGGCTGTTTTCCCACCAATGAACCATGCTTGTGCCGGTTGTGGAATATCTGTTTTTTCTTTTGAAATGAAATTGGGTGCATAGTCATATAAAAATGCGCATAACTCTGCTGGAGAGAGTTGGTTTTCAATTCTAAACCGATAAAACACCTCACACAATTCCCAATAATACATACATCTCGATTTATAATCAGATTTTTTAGGTATAAGAGGAAGTTCTATCTCGAATGTGTCTGTTATCTTATTTAAAACGAAAAAACGACTTCTGAAAAGGTTTGGGAAAAAGTATTCAGGGGCAAAGTAATATAACATGAATGACAACATATCATTAGCAGATAGCATTAATTGGTATTCGCCCTCATTGATTACTGCTACATGCTCTTCATCAAATATCCCTTTGGTCGTGAGTGTATAATAAAATTGCTTTGCAGATTCATGGTTTTCGGGCTTTTCTGCACTGTCGAAAGAGCAAGCCCAAAATAGGTCGCATGTTTCTACAAAATAGTCTTCTGAAAGAAAACGTGCTGAATTAGGATTGTATTTAGAAAACAGTTCGTATTCAGTCATCTTTTCATTGGCTTCCTCAAACTCCTTAATAGCTTTTTGTCCGTCAGAAGATTGCTTATATAGGTTCCATGTGTATTGATTGAATTTCATAGTATTGTTATTGTAACTACATTTGCGTTCTCGCTAATTTACCTACAACCTTGTATAAATGAATTACATCATTATCTATGTCAATTTCCATATCGGGATATTTTCTTTTCCCATCCGGATTAGCTATATTGTTGTAGGAAGACAATATTGTTTTTTTTCGCTCGTAGTCGATATGAATCATTTTAAGAAGTCTGTCTTCTTTTGTTATAATTACATACGGCTGTCCATTGTCTATGTTTCGTTTGTCTTTTATTTCACGGACAAAGATTGTATCTCCCGACATATACATATCGTACATAGAATCACCATATACGGTTATTCCATAGCATCCAGTAAATTCTGGTATATTCACATATCCAATAACCTTGTTTTCATTTCCGTCAAATCCAATTCCATGTCCTGCGCATACACGTATATCAAGTATTTTAATATCTTTATTCGTGGTTGGAGTTTCAGTGATTGACGAATTGGTATTAATTGTCATGTTGCCAATTCCAGTTATTAACCAATTTATATTAAGGTCAGGGCAAGCAGACGCTATCTTTTCTATTGAATCTGCATTAAAGCCCGTTTTTTTGGCAATAGCTCCACGAGATAAACCAGCTGATTCTTCAAAAGCGGTTTGTCCAATCCCTTTGATTTTTAAATATTCAACAAATCTTTCTTTTGTGCTCATCTTTTTTTTGGTTTTACTGTTATCTTTCAGTATATTTGTGTCGGAATCAAGTTGCGGATGATTTCGACTAAATTGTTTAACTATTCCCATTAAGGGACTATATAGGCGACTTAACTTCAAACCGCAACTTTGGAGTTGGTCGCTTTACTTTTATAGTTATGGTAATAATCAATCCTTTTCTATTTGAATCAATGAGAATGCAAATAGAAGAGTCATCTCATATGCCAAACAAAACAATCTGTAAGGATCCATTTAAAGAATCAAACAGGCTTATTGATAATGCAAAAGAATCATACTTCAAGATCTTGAAGGAAGAGAAGCGCGCTATCAGAGAAAGTGCCAATCCTTCCGAGTTTAATCTTTAGTTTCCTTGTGAATGCATCGTCAAACAGTGTATATCCATATCGTGTTTTAAGTTCTTTCAACTGATTAATAACATAATCTATATCTTCCTTATCTTTAGTCTTTTCAGTGGTTTCAAGCATCATGTAAATAGATTGCCTTATATCTGCTATATTTTTTAATTTCATAGCCATGTGTAGCAGGCGTATCTCTATATACATCATAGTTTTTGCTGTATGAATTACATGATGGTCACTTATGTCCTGTAATTTTTCTTCTATTTCATTTTTAAGGTCGTTTTTTAACCCAAAAATGTTATATCCAACCATTACGGCTAATGCTCCTACAACGAAAGAAAGAAAAGCAATCATAGAATCGAATAGAGTCCATGTTACAGGCTCGTATTTGCATAGCCATAGCAATATTGCAATGACACTTAATCCAAGTGCTATCCACGCTATCCAATTTCTATTTCTGTCTTCTTTCTTCATATTATAATAAGGTATAACCTGCTCTAATAGTTAAATAGTGTTGTTATACTACTATTTTTCAGTAAAAAGAATCTATTACTGAAAAATAGCAGTATATTTGCATTATCAAATTAAACTGATACAAAGAAACGAAGATTAATTCAGATTTCAAATAGTATAAACATATTAAAATACACGATTATGAGAACAAGAGAATTTTTACACGAAGTAATGAGCCTTGCTTGGCAGTTCGTTAAGCGTAATGGCTACACCATGAGCGAAGCAATGAAGGTCGCTTGGGCTAATTTGAAACTGAAAGGTGAGATGAAGAAGAAGATAGTGAAGTTCTACTTCAAAAAAGTGGACGGTTCCGTTCGTGAGGCATACGGTACACTAAATGAAAAGCTGATGCCTGCCATCACTGGTACTGACAACAGAAAAAAGAATGATACCGTCCAGACTTACTATGATACTGAACGCCAAGAATTCAGATGCTTCAAAAAAGCTAATCTGATGTCAATCGCATAACCGCTGGTAGGCGAAAGCCCTGCCGAATATCGTTCTTTGACTTATTGATGATGTAAATTTTAAACTATATAGATTATGGATGAAGATTATATCTGAAAGATGCCATGCCGGTAGTTTACTAAAAACTACCGCATGGTTCAGTTTTGTGATGATTTATTCTAAATGCATACTACTAGCAGCAATAGCATTTAACATCCATGTATTCTGATGTGGAACAATATAATTTCTTATTACCTCTTCTGCATCCTTAGTAATTTGTGCAATAAACGGGCTTCCTGTTGATGAAGCGTGTGCTTCTTCCATCTTCAATCTTACGGATGCGTCAATCAGATGGTAAGTTTGTATTTTTTCAATTCCTCTTGTTACGCTATTGGTATAGAAAGAAACGAATTTGTATAGGTCAGTTATGGAACATACGCCGTCTCCGTCTATGTCTTGCGGATTTTCAAGCCATTGGAACAGAGCGATAACCGATATGTTTGCTACCCATCTGAGTCCATTCAACATATAACTCAGGCTTGCATCTATATCCGTTGCACCTATGTATACAATATTCTTGTTTTCATCTCGAATATCCATAAAATTGAAGATGCCGGCATAACACTGACCAAGGAATACAAGAATATTTTTTGCATACTTGTTGTTCTTCAAGGCTCGGTTGAGGGAGAAGGGCTTGATTGGAGTTGCAGAATCTATACCGCTAATGGAGCCGTGGCAACAAGAAATGATAAACAAGTTTTCACAATCTGCGTTTTCAATTACAGATTCAAAACTTGAAGACGTGGAAAAGAACACGTTTGACATATTGGTACATTTTGCTATCAATGTTTCTTTTGCTGCATCTGTAACAACTGTAATATCTTCGTCTGCTACACCTTGATTTTTCAATATTGTGACACCGTAATTCACATCGTACAAGAACCTATCTTCGAGGTGCTTGCTGGAGGTAGCGATAAAGATAAATTTTGAACCTTCGCTTATTTTCATATTAACGGCATATTTACAGTTGGTGCAGTCGGGATTCCCGAGAATGTAATCTTGCTTAAGTATTCAAGCACTTCATCTTTGGGTACTGGTGAAAGTACATTCCCATCCTTATCTAAAAGAAATTCGTTTTTATCGGTCGCCAATGCGTATTTTGCATCTGGGTTGGATTTGCAATGGATGTCGTATAAGAACCATAGTCCCATATTTATTACATCTTTTATAAGCCCGGATATTTGCGGCAATTCGGATGCCGGAATTGTTCTACTTTCCATACTAATGTGTATTTAGATGTTTCCTCAAAATTAGTGTTTTTTCATATATAGTATAACATCTTGCAAGGATATATGTTTTGTGAATTTATTTCTTTGAAAGGTTCTCAATGGTTCTTTGCTGACTTTCAATGATAGAGAGCAGGCGTTCGTTGGTGATGGGGGTTAGTTCTTCTTTTGGCGATGATGATTTGAACATTTCACCCTTACCAGTAAGAAGCCATTGAGCAGATATATTTAATGCTTCTGCATTTACTATGCTGCTTAATACATCATAAGATGGTTTACTTTGTCTTTCACCTAAGATAGTATTCATTGTAGGTTGCTTAACATCAACAGCCCTACAAAACGCAGATATATTACCATTAAACAGCTCATCTGCTATTTTTCTAATTCTTTCTTGTACTGACATATTTCAATAGTTAATTAATGCAAAAGCATTGAATATTTAATGCAGTGTCATTTGCAATTAAATGCAATTGCATTATATTTGCATCATCAAACAAGTTTGATACAACAAAGATAGATAAAAGAGAAATACTAAGCAATAGTATAAACGCATTAAAAAGATATGGATATGAATGCTTACACGATTAACCAGCAGTTGGATAGCCTTTATAAAGATTTAGAGGCTGCCCATAACAATGATGAAGAGGCTGTCTGCCTGATGTTCAATGCTGATAGCAAAAAAGAAGCTATCCAGTTGATAACGGATGAGATAGACAGTTTGGAAGATGCCTTAAAAGGTTTTGAAACTTGTGAAGATGATGGCATGGACTACGATGCTCTATGCCGGGTACAAGGTATCAGCCGATACGCATAATACACGATTATGCAACGCACGACAGCCCTACAGACGGATTGAACGGCAACCGATAGCGAGAATCGGGTAGGGTACTATTGATTAGTTCTTTGAAATTCTGTAAAAGCAATTACGGTGTAATTCATAAGCCGTTTTTGCCAACCAAAGATAACAAACGCACATAAGCAAGTTGGAGCTTGTGAGCTGTGCAATGTTTAACAATTAATAGAAAACACCGCAAAGAATCGTCTTTGAGCAGTGAGCATACGGGTTAGGCGTCCGTACTGTTTTCGACAATATAGCCTGTACTGAACTGAAATAAGGTTCTGTTATTCGATTAGGGTACAGGTACTTATTTAAATTTATACGATTATGAAAACAATCCAATTCGTTTTATCTATATTGGTTAGTATATGTGCTGCCGGTATGCTTTACGGGGCTATTACTACTTACAGTCCTATGAAAATATTCTCTATCACTATAATGAGTGTTATATGTGTAGGGTGTGTGTCGCTCATGAGAATAACTTATAGAGAACTTAAAACAGACCACTAAAAGGTAGTCCTATAATCCGGCACAAGGCGCATGGGGATGAGTGCACAATCACCTTGTAAACCAGCTGGGCAGTAATTTATGAAGTAGCATTGTTGGAATGCGTGTAAGCGATTAATTGTTGGTATTAACTTATATTCTAATTTATATATTCATTTAGCTTACAAGAAGTAGGTTCGACTCCTACCTTTTTAACGACATTTTAAATTTATACGATTATGACAGTGGAAGAATTAAGAGGCATGACGCATGAAGATTTAGTAAGGCGTGTGCAGGAACTGGAAGAGGCTAACGAGAAATTAGCTGAAGAGAAAAATACATGGTATAAATCTTGGAGTGATTTGAACCGGAAGTTTGATCATTTCAAGAACGCGGTTAAAAGCATTGTTCTGATAATAGATTAGATATTCGTGTTTTATATTGTGTTTGTACTGGGTGTGCCGTCCGTGAGGATAGTGCACCTTTTTTAATCGGATGGTTAGCTTATCGGTTAGAGCTTCGTGTTGCGCAAATAATTGGCACGATTGAGAGGGGTTCGATTCCCTTACCATCCACGAATCATTAATTAAATTTTACTCTTATGGCAAAAGAACTGAAAGAAAGAACAGAAATCAAGAAAAAGCTGAAAAAGAAGAATGACAGAATCAGCTTTGACTTTAGCGACAAACTTGCCGGACAGCTTCGCAGGTGTACCGCTGATCTTAACAGGCTGGCAAGGATTGATCGGATAATAGACAAGGAGCAAACTTTGTATTCGGTGGACACTAACAGGGAAGCCGGATATATTGAGGTTATTCGCAATTATTAATCAGCTGACTTACACGATTATGAAGAGAGTTTTTAATGAACTTACACCTGAATGCGAGATTACGGCACGAATGTATGCACAAGGGTATGAGAAAAAAGAAATTGCAAACCTCAAATGCCGAGCGGTCAGCACGATAAACAACCAACTGCAAAGAGCTTTTGAGATTTTGAACGTAAGGAACGGCAGAGAACTGGCAACCATGCTATATGAGAGAATAGCTGGTATGAAGTTCACGATGGACTTTTCACCTACTATTAGGTCGGCTGTTGCTTTCTGCCTGTTGTGCATCTTTTCTTTTTCGCTCTATCACGAACAGGGCGATATGAGAAGGGGACGAAGAACGAGAGTTGAACGAATTGAAAGAACTGGACGGTATGGAGGTAAGACTTGAATTATTTGAATTTAAAAATATCTGCATGGACATGGCGGAGCTTGGTGCAGCTGCCAGTGAGAAGAAACGGTCTCCTGTATCTGATGAAATCAAGCAAAGAGAAGCGTTCAGATGGTTAAAGACACTTGGGTATGAACCTAACTTTTTGGAAAAGTTAGAGAAAGAAGGATTGGTGCATAAGAAAAGAAAAGGCTCATCCAGAAATTCTCCTATCATATATTCCAAGTTCGAGATACAATCCGCTATTAATGCTTTTAAAATGAGTAAATATCTGAACAAATAACCCTATAAAATTTACGATTATGTCACTGATTAAGAAAAGTAATGAATTAGTTATCCCGACCACCGTGAAGATGATGATTTACGGTCAAGCCGGAATGGGAAAGAGTACGGTAGCATTGAGCGCACCGAAACCGCTGCTGTTGGACTTCGATAACGGCGTGAAGCGCATGAACATGGCGCACTTGGAGAATATAGACACGGTACAGGTCACTTCATGGAGCGATGTTCAGCAAGTTCTTCAAGAGGACTTGTCCGCTTATCAGACCATTGTAGTAGATACCATCGGCAAGATGATGGACTTCATCATTACTCACAAGTGTGGAACCCGCCAGCCGTCCATCCGTGATTGGAGCGGTATCAATGCAGAGTTTTCATGGATGACACGAACACTTTCGGGGCTTAACAAGCACATCATTTTCGTTGCCCATCGCGACACAAGAAAAGAAGGTGATGATACGGTGTTTATCCCTGCCTTGCGTGAAAAATCCTACAACTCTATCGTTACTGAACTGGATTTGCTCGGTTATCTTGAAATGAAAAGCGAAAGAGGCGTCCAAAGACGTACTATCACTTTTGACCCAACTTCAAGAAATGACGGTAAGAATACTTGCAATCTTCCTTCAGTGATGGAAGTTCCTACCATCCTTGACAAGAATGGTAATCCAACCGCAAAGAACGACTTTATCACCGCCAAGATAATCAATTCGTATTTGGGTATGCTTGCTGCCAAGAAAGAGGCACAGGAAAAGTATGATAAAGTTATTGAAGAGATAAAAGAAAGTATCGAATTTATAACTGATGCCAAGTCCGCTAATGAGTTCGCCTCTCATATTAATGAGTTTGAACACGTTGGTAGTTCTTTGATGATGGCGAGAAGTTTGTTTGCTGCAAAGGTAAAGGCTTTGGGACTGGTATTCAATAAGGAAACTAAAATCTACTCAGATGCAGCAGCCTAATGAGATTTGGAAAGACATTCAAGGTTATGAAGGACTCTATCAAGTAAGTACCCTTGGTAGAGTTCGCTCTTTAGATAGGCTTATTAAAAGCAGGTATGGTAATTTTAGAAAGATAATAGGAAAGATAATTAAGCCTAATAAAATATGGAGTGGATATTTACGAATATCATTATGGAAGCAACAACAAGTTGAATATAAATCTCTTCATAGACTTGTCGCTGAAACGTTTATCCCTAATCCGCAAAAATTTCCATGTGTAAATCATAAAGACGAAGTTAAAAGCAATAATTCAGTTTCTAACTTGGAATGGTGTACATGGAGATATAATGCTAATTACGGAACACGAAACGAACGGTTTAGCAAAAAGAAAATAAATCACCCGAAGATGTCAAAAGCCGTTGTTCAGTGCCGAGAGGATGGTACATCAATAAATACATTTGAAAGTGCTAAAGAGGCTGAAAGACAAACGGGTATTAATAATGCTAATATTATCAGTTGCTGTATAGGTAGAAAAAGCCATCTTACAGCAGGTGGTTACAAATGGAGATATGAGAATGAGTAAAATATCTTACAAACTATACCCAACATTGTTAGATTCTTATCAAAATTATATAGATAGTGATAAGATATATCAAAAATATTATGCTTTTTCTGACAATCCTCCATGCGATGAAGATGAGTTCAGAGAAAAACAATTCCAATCTCTTATTGATAGGATAAATAGAGTACCTTTCGATAGCGAAAAAGCTGATAGAGGAACATGTTTTGGGGAGATAATTGATTGTATGATTGAGAACCGTAAATCTTCTATAATGGAAATTAGCAAGGCATATCACGATGACGGAAAACTTTACGGGATAAAAGCTGTTTACAACAATCGCACTTTCACTTTTCACATTGACCTTTGCCGCGAGTTTGCCAACTACTACAAAGGAGCATTAACCCAACAAAGAGTAGAAGCCATCTTGCCTACTGCATACGGTAGTGTATTGGTTTATGGTCTGATTGACGAACTGATGCCTACCAGTGTTCACGACATCAAAACAACTGGTAGTTATACCGTGGGAAAGTTCAAAGATCACCACCAGCATTTAGTATATCCATACGCTTTAATGAAGAACGGTTCTGATGTACGGACATTTGAGTATAACATTGTGGAGTTCAACAAAGGCGGTTATGTGGTAGATACCTATACAGAAACATACGTTTTCAATCCTGAACGTGATATTCCTATTCTTACTAATCATTGTGAGGAATTTATCCGGTTTTTGGAAGAAAACAGAGAACTTATAACCGATAAAAAGATTTTTGGAGGAGAAAATTAATGGCAAACCAAATAACCGGACGGATAATCGAAATTGGACAAACCGTTCAAATACCATCCAAAAACGGTGGTTCCTCATTTACAAAACGGGAGTTTATTTTAGATGCTACTACTTACGACCCTTATACGGGAGAGCGTAGCGAGTATGAGAATGTTATTCCCTTAGAGTTTTCAGGCGATAAGTGTGCAGAACTTGACCGCTTTAATCAGGGTGATGTTGTTACTGTATCGTTTGTCTTACAAGGGCGTTCTTGGACGAATCAGGACGGAGAACTCAAACGTATGGCATCTATCCGGTGCTACAAAATAGATGCGCGTGGTGGTGTATCGCAATCCCAACAAACAACATCGGTACAACAGCCAGCGCCACAGTCGACCTATCAGCAACAGCCACAGAATTTCCCGCCTCCGGTTGATGTTAATGGCAATGTAAAGGACGATTTGCCTTTTTAGCGTATGTTGTTCGACTTGAAGAATGATATGGAAGAGATTTGGAAAACAGTAAAAGGGTATAATGGATATTATCAAGTTTCTAATACAGGTAAAGTTCGGAATCCTAATAAGGTGCTTACTCCAAATGTTGGAGTAAAGAACGGATATGTTTATGTTACTTTGAGAAAAGATAAAAGACTGTTACATCGAATTGTTGCAGAAACTTTTATCCCCAATCCATTTAATAAACCAGAGGTAGACCACATTAATGGAATTAGAACGGATAATAATGTTTGTAATTTAAGGTGGGTAACTCGCACGGAAAACAATAATAATCCTATTACTAAAAGCCGTTTTAGTAAATCTGCTAAAGGTAAAGTTATCAATGCAGAAACTAAAAAACGAATGTCAATGAGCCGAAAAGGGGAAAAACATCCAATGTATAATAAAAAGCATTCAAGTTTTTCTAAAAGAAAGATGTCTATAACTCATTCAATTCCAGTTGTGCAATTTGGATTACAAATGAATTATATAGCTGAATTTGAAAGTGCAAAAGTGGCTTCTCTTGAAACACAAGTTGCTGCATCAAGTATCAATGCTTGTACGCTCGGCAAAAGGAAAACGGCTGGTGGCTATATTTGGAAAAAGAAAAATGATATTTAATTTATCAAATCATTATGAAATACCCAAGTTCAAGGAGTATGTAAACAAGCTATTTAGTGAACGTGCGGTGGTGGAAGTGAAAAAGAAACTACCTAACCGCACGCTTGCCCAAAATAGCTACTTGCATCTTCTTTTAGGGTATTTCGGTAGTGAATACGGTTGCAGTCTCGACGAAGCCAAGATTGACTTCTATAAGAGGACTTGCAACCGTGATTTGTTTGAACGTAAGACGGTCAACAAGAAAGGCAATGAAGTAACCTATTTGCGCAGTTCTGCCGAGCTGACAACAGGTGAAATGACTTTGAGTATTGACCGTTTCCGAAATTGGAGTGCCTCAGTGGCAGGTATCTATCTGCCGGCTGCAAATGAACATCAAATGCTGATATACGCCCAGCAGGAAATACAAAGAAATCAAGAATTTATTTAGTTATGAAAGCATTATTTAAAATGGACTTCGATTGCGGAAGAATGGGCAATCTTGAAGGAGTATTTATTGCAGATACAGAAGATGTCGAATACTTAGTGAATAGTAAAATCTGTGTTTACTTCGGTGAAGTACTTGGCAAACACTCTGAAATATCCGGGTGTGTGGCTGAAAGTGAAATCAAACAAATAACCACCGATGAAAATGTAATCAAGATAGTTGAAGAATATGGGCTCAACAGTGGGTATAATCCATTTGAATACACTCTTTGTACATCAGAAACGGAAGATGTACCCGACAACGGAGTTGACTGGGATGATTGTATGGTACAGGAGTATATCGACTTTAAACGCAAAGGGATTATTCCTAGTTTCTATAAAGAAGAATATGAAGTATGGTTGAAGAATAATAACCAAAAGTAAAATATTTATGGACAAATTTTTAGGTCAAGAAATCCTTGAACAGGAACGTTGGCAGTTCCTTCAGGATAATGCCGATGCAGTAGAGAAAATTGGTTATACCCACCGATTCACACCCGAAGAATTGGCGCAAAAGAAAGAAACATTAGCCGAGGTATCAATCACCATCAATGATATTGAGATTGAAAAGAAAGAGGCTATGGAAGAGTTCAAAGAACGCCTGAAACCTTTGAATGAAGAAAAGCAGGAACTTCTGGACCACATCAAGAGAGGTTCTGAGTTTGTGGAAAATGAAGAATGTGCCAAAATCCTTTACCATGAGGAAAAGATGGCAGGATTCTATAACAAGTTGGGTGAACTGGTTTACAGCCGCCCGATTATGCCGCAAGAAATGCAGAAGACAGTATTCAGTATTAACCGTAAAACAGGAACAGAATCATGAGCGAAAACAAATTAAACGTGATTATACCGAAAGATTATAACGGTGCACCAATTGAAGTAGTATTGAGAGAGGGAGAAGCCCCCGTAGCACTCGACCCAAAAGAACCAGAAAGAGTAGTTATCAATGGAACGATAGATGCACCTCTCAGATGGTTGGAAAAACGTGTCGAACTGATTAATCAGAAATCGACCAATATCATTGTAAATCGTGATAAGATGGGGTTAGCATTAACTATTGATGAAACCAACTACTATCAGACTGAAATCAACGGTATTTTGCAGCCTTCAAAAGAAATGCAGGAGTTTGGTATCAACGTTGAAAAGAAATGGGAACCCATCAAGTTATCTAAGTTCATCAAAATGCATCGTGCTTTCTTTACTGACAAGTCACAGAATATGATGCTTGTATCTACTTTGAAGAATTTCAAAGCAAAGGTAAACCAAGACATTGAGCGCAGCAAGGAGGAAAACGGCAGCAAAGTTGACAACTACTCGCAGGTGGTTGATTCCAATTTGCCGAAATCATTCAAACTGAACATCCCTCTTTTCAAAGGCTTTGCCTGTGAAGAAATCGAAGTTGAGATTTACGCTGATGTAGACGGTAGAGATGTTTCACTTTCTTTGGTTTCTGCTGGTGCGAATGAAACCATTGAGGAATACAAAAACAAGGTGATTGACGAACAGATTGAAGCAATCAAAGGTGTTGCACCTGACATCGTAATCATCGAAGTATAATTGACAGCCCGGAAAGACGGGCATCTGGTATCGTGGCGGAATTGGTAGACGCACGACGAGTACTGGAGCTTTACCCAGCCGGAAGGGTTACTCAAAGCAGAAAGCTCATGCAGGTTCGAATCCTGCCGATACCACAAACTAAAACAATGAATTATGCCGTATTACATCAAGAAGCCTAAGAAGAAAAAAGAAAAGCCTTTACCTCTGTTTGATAAAGCAGGGATAGCAGTAAAGAAGAAGCCGGATTTGAAAGCTAAGCTCGACAAGGAGTTTTCCCTTTTTATCCGGCTTCGTGATGCAATGCCAAACGGATATTTTAGATGTATCTCGTGCGGACAGATAAAGCCGTTTACACAAGCAGACTGCGGGCACTATTTCAGTCGTACACATCTGGCGACCCGTTTTGATGAGAATAATTGCCATGCCGAATGCCGGCACTGCAATAGGTTCAAAGCCGACCATTTGGAAGGCTATCGGGTGAATCTAATTACTAAAATCGGTCAACAGAAGTTTGATTTGCTGAAAGTCAAAGTTGCCAGCACTTCCAAAATGACTGATTTTGAGTACGAACAGCTAATCAAGTATTACAAGGCCCTTAATAAGAAATTACGAAAGGAGAAAGGGCTATGAGTTATAAAAAATCATGTAATAAGATGCCTGATTTGTCAGGACATAAGTTCGGTAGATGGCTTGTATTGCATAAGGATTTGGATAGATTAGACCATAAAGGAATTAAATCTTATTATATCTGTCAATGTGATTGTGGTTCTATTCATTCTGTTAGTGCTTATGGATTACGAAATGGAACATCAAAAAGTTGTGGGTGTAAAACAAAAGATAGAATCACTAAGTATAATTATAGGCACGGTTTGTCAAGAACTGATATTTATAGGATTTTTAGATGTATGAAAGAACGATGCTATTCACCTAAACATTCAAGCTATAAAAATTATGGAGGCAGGGGAATAGGTATCTGTGAAGAATGGAAAAATAATCCTGAGTCGTTTGTTAATTGGGCTTTGAATAGTGGTTATCAAAAAGGGCTTACTATTGATAGAAAAGATGTAAACGGAAATTATTCTCCTGAAAACTGTAAATGGGCTACCAGAAAAGAGCAGGTTAGAAACCGAACTAATACTGTATATATACATATTGATGGCAATCGGTATTCTCTTTCTGAATTTTGCGAAAAGCATAATCTTAGTTATGGAGCCGCATGGCAGAACTTTAGGAGAAATAATAGAAATGAAGAATTATTAATCAAATACTTATTGAGAAAATGCAATTCCGTTTGAGAGATTACCAACAGAAAGCCTCTGATGCTGCCGTTTCCTTCTTCAATAACAAGGCGAAGAAAACAAATGCCATTATGGTGTTACCTACGGGCAGCGGAAAGTCGCTTATCATAGCGGATATAGCTGCAAGGCTTGACGGTCATACCTTGGTGTTCCAGCCCTCGAAGGAAATACTCGAACAGAACTTTAAGAAACTCTGCTCATACGGTATTCTTGATTGCAGCATTTATTCAGCTTCTTTCAACTCTAAAGAAATAAGCCGGATAACATTCGCCACCATCGGCAGTGTGAAGAATCATCCCGAACTGTTCACCCACTTCAAGAACATCATTGTGGATGAATGTCATCTTGTAAACCCCAAAGAGGGAATGTACAAGGATTTTTTTGATGCAGTGAAGTGTAAGGTTCTTGGACTGACAGCAACGCCATACCGTTTAAGCTCCAGCCGTGATTTCGGCTCCATGCTGAAATTTATCACTCGGACAAAACCTCATGTCTTTTCAGAGGTCATTTATCATGTACAGGTATCAACCCTATTAGATATGGGCTACTTGGCGAAGTTGGATTACTATTCAATGAATCCTTCAGGGTGGAATGAACTTAACTTGAAAGTAAATACTACTGGTGCCGACTATACGGATAGGTCAGTTCAAAAAGAATATGAACGGATAGACTTCTACGGTTATCTCGTTCATATCGTCCAAAGGCTGATGAATCCCAAAGCCGGAGGAAAACGGAAGGGTATTTTGGTCTTTACCCGTTTTTTGAAAGAAGCGGAACGGTTAACGATGTCAATACCCGGTTGCGCTATCGTTTCAGGTGATACTCCTAAGAAAGAACGTGAACATATTCTTGAGGCGTTCAAAGCTGGTGAAATTCCGGTAGTAGCTAATGTGGGTGTACTTACGACTGGCTTTGACTATCCGGAACTTGATACGGTCGTTATGGCACGTCCTACAATGTCACTTGCCATGTGGTATCAGATAGTCGGTCGTGCCATCCGCCCGCATCCTTCTAAAGAATGTGGATGGATTGTGGATTTATGCGGTAACATCAAACGTTTCGGAGAGGTGTCGGATTTACGATTGTTTGATAGCGGTAATGGTAAGTGGGCTGTATTTTCTAACGGAAGGCAATTAACTAACGTGAGATTCTAAGACTATGGACGAAGGATTTTTGAGGCTAAGCCGCAGGTTTTTCTCGAATGAAATGTGGAATGAAGCCCGTACTTTTAGCAGTTGCGAAGCGTGGTTAGACTTAATTCAGTCTGCACGATTTGAGGCAACGCCCCGAAAGGAGAGTATCGGAGGTCGAGAAATCTCTTATTCAAGAGGTCAATATCCTGCATCCATAAGATTTCTGTCACAGCGTTGGAAATGGTCTGAAAAGAAGGTGCGTTCCTTTCTTGTGCATCTTAGAAAGAAAGGTATGATAACTGTTGAGTGCAATCAAGGAATGAACCTTATAACCTTATGTAAATATGAAGAATATAATCCAATGGGCACAACCAAGGGCACAAGTAAGGACACAGGTATTGAAAAGGAAATCAATGAATTAAGACACGAATGGGCACAACTAAGGGCACAACTTGGGGCACAGCCCATGAACAACAATCTACCGCAATCCGAACTTTTACAAAAATCAGGGCACACAGAGGGCACAAATACAAAGAAAGAAGAAAGAGAGTATATAGATATATCTCTACATCAAAAGAAAGAAAATACTCCTGACGGAGTATCAAAGAAAGACAAGCTTTCTTCGCCCTCCCCCTCTGAAAAGATTGATTACAGCGGATTGATGGAATACTATAATACCACATTCAAAGACAGACTCCAGCAGATAAGATCAATGACTGATGTGAGAAAAAAGGCTGTAAAAGCCCGGATAGCCCAATATGGGAAAGAGTCAGTGAGGAGTGTTTTCAATCTCATTCTTCAATCCCCGTTCTTACTTGGAGCTAATGACCGCAATTGGAAATGCGACTTTGATTGGATTTTCAAACAAGCAAACTTTACTAAAATATTGGAAGGAAACTATAATGGGACAAGACTTAGTAAAAATCAACAGGATAGCGAGCAGCGAAAACGTGATTCAGTTCTTGCAGTCGCTACAACCGTTAGAGAAGCTGCCGCAAAAAAGAGAAAGGAACTTGAAGCAGAGGGCGTTATTGAATAAATATCCCGATCCTGCACAATTCATTCTTGATTACAACCCTGATTTGCAGTTCAAACTTGTCAGATGTAATGCAACCCATTCAGAACTGGCGTTGAATGACAGCATTCCGAGTTTAGGGCTATTGTCTTCTACTTATGGGGATGAAACACCGATAGAATGGCTAAAGATACAATTTGGCTCATTGAATGACTTTGCAGAAGTTTCAACCAAGATAGCGAAAGAGCAACTTTCTGAACTATCGGAGATATTCCTTTCGGAGTATTATTATATAAATGCCGCTGAAATCTGTTTTTTCATAGCACGGTTTAAGTCAGGGAAGTATGGGCGGTTCTACGGTTCAATAGATCCATTGAAAATAACAAGTGCGATGCTGGACTACGTTTCTGAACGTCGGAAAGATATTGAACGGAAAGAGCGTGAACGATACAGAAACCAACGTGAAAAAGAGATAGAGGAGCGTGGAGATAACAGAATCTCTTATGCTGAGTACATTGAAATCAAGCACCGTGCTGATGCAGGAGATGAGGAAGCTAGAAAAATGCTGATATCACCATGAGAATAACCGTTTACTGGGTAACAAGAAATCCGGATGTTATCGTAAGAATCCGGAAAAAGTTCAATATCCCAAGTTATACTTCCGTGAACTACGAAACAGAATGTGAAATCAAGAATGAAGACTTTCCACTGTTAGAAGAAACAGAACGAAGGGGATTCATTCGAATTAGAAATAAGAATACACGATTATGCAAGGAACAGACAAACTGAATACGATAACCAACATCGTATTTGTCCTCACGGACGTTTTAGAAACCAACCTTCTAGAAATGCAGCAGCAATACAAGAAGGAAGGCTTTGAATTGCGGCACGATTCAAAAAGAAACTTCAACACAGCCATAGCCGCGATAAAGAGATTGAAAAGTGATGTGAATCATTGCAGTGAATCCACTCAGGAAAACTTCGGCAATGATTCTGACATGGTGAATGCTATGTTACTCACACTGATTGACAGATGCGGTGATGATGACAACCTCGCTTATAAGATGTACGAATACATTAAATCTTTCCCGTCCAAACTGAATTTGGACCTGGATTTGGATAATGCGTTCAGTCATTTGTTTAGAAAATCATGAAAACTGCTGACGGTTATCCTGTGGTATGTTACGGCGCAAAAGGGAAATACGGTATACATCGTATCTGCCGCCGTTGTGCCATATATCGTAAATACGATTCGATTCCCGAAAAGCCATGCTACAGGCTTCATGGAATACATCTGTTGGGCAGAAGAAAATGCCCGATCTTTGAATAAAAAATAATCAAAATATCAAAATAACAACAAATAAACAATATCATGGAACAGAAATTAAAGACTTATAAAGCGTTTGACAAAGATTTATCTTGTAGAGGGTTTAAGTATGAGGTAGGTAAGGAGTATGAAGAAACAGGCGACATAAAGGCATGCAAGAAGGGTTTTCATGCATGTCCTTATCCTCTGGATGTTTTTGGTTACTATGCACCAGCCAGGTCAAGGTTTTGTGAGGTTGAGCAGAGCGGTCAAATAGACGATTCAGAAAGTGACAAGGTTTGTTCTTCAAAAATTAGAATAGGCGCTGAGCTTGATATAAGGGGGCTTGTGAAAGCAGCTGTATCTTTTGTCAAGGAACGGTGTACTAACGAGTGTAATGCGGATTCGGGAAAACCTGCCACGGCTGGTAATAGTGGTGCTGCCACGGCTGGGGATTATGGGGCTGCCACGGCTGGGGATAGAGGTGCTGCCACGGCTGGTGATTATGGTGCTGCCACGGCTGGTAATTATGGTGCTGCCACGGCTGGTAATAGAGGTGCTGCCACGGCTGGTAATTATGGTGCTGCCACGGCTGGTAATAGAGGTGCTGCCACGGCTGGTGATAGTGGTGCTGCCACGGCTGGTTATAGT